CTTCTACCGCGTGTCAACGTGCACGTAATACTCGTTACCGTTGCGGCCCGTGGCGTGCACGTAGCAATCGCATATGCAGTTATCACATACGCGTGTGTCCTCGTGGTATCCGGTCCACGTGATTTCATCCTCTGGCACGTACTCGTTGCAATGCTCACAACACACGCGATCCTCTGTGGTGATGTACCCGCAAGTGCTCGAATTGAAATCCCCATAATGCGATACCTCGAAGTGGTCCCCGCAATCACTGACGCGCATACAGTCCCCATCGAGGTACGGCATTAAATGCTGGCCATCGTCCGCGGCAATTTTGGCAAGCTGGGCACCAGTGGCCCACTCTGAGGCCTTCTCATAGCCTAATTTTTTGAGCGTGGCCTCTATACCTTGGTCAGTGCTGCTGTACCCGTCTGGCGTGTCGCGTCCGTATGAGCGTACAAAATGCGGGCCTGCGTCCGTACCGTGTCCACTGTGGCACATACAGCGCCCCATGATGTGCCCGTGTGCGTCCGTCCGTATCATCATGGACCAGCCCAGCGCGGGCCTATACACGTTGTAGGGGTGTTCAGTTGCCACGTCAAAATGGCGCCCGTCCATGCACGACTGAGGCCCCTCAATCACGGCCCGCAACATTAGGTCCATGTTGCTAGTCATCTCGAATGAATCCGGCGTGACAGTCGCGACTAGATCGCGTATGAGGTGGTCCGGCATTGTGGGCGCGTGTCGCTTGATGTAACGGCCCACGCTCGTAGTGGTCTGGCGGTCCGCGGCCCCGTCCGCATCGTTGCGCGTGTATGCAATTTTGAGCGCGTCCCCGTCCGATACGTGAGGCCATTCCAAAATCATCTCGCGCCAGTCGCGCAAGTGTTCGCGCAGTGCGTCCGTAATCAAAATTTCACTGATTGAAGGGTGCAATTCTGCTGCGAGTTGTTCGCGTGCGTGCCATGGTCGCGACATAGCAGAGGCCATTTTTAATTTAGAAAAATATCTAAAAAAATCATCTGGCGCGGCCCCTAGGTGATAGAGCGCGGCGTGAGGTGTTGCTGGCTGGGTGTTGCGAGGTGTGAAAGCGTATAAAGCTGGCATTTTTAAGACTCCAAAAAGCGGGCAAATCGCGGCCCGTTGCGCGTTAAAAAATTAAATGAATGTTGCGAGTGTGATGTATGAGACAAGGCCCGCAAGGGCCATTAGCACCACACACAAAGCGTCTTCCCAAAATGAATATTTCATTTCAAAAATTCCATGGCTTAGCGTTGAGTGACAAGGCCAGAGCGCGGGCCTCGCGTTTGCCTGCTACTGGATGCGTTGCGATAACGCCTTGCAGGCCAGCGTGCGTGCTGATAATCAATTCAAAATTGCCCTTACCGCGGGCCTTGAAAAAGTGTGCAAACAACATTTTTATCACTCCAAAAATTCGGGCAGTGCGGCCCGTTGCGCTTACTCGTTACTGGTACTACGCGCTCGACTTTACTCTTGTTTGTGAATAAGCGCAAACCTATACACGTTGTATGTAAGTACACGGCAAAAATGACAAACACGGCCTTTTATAACCAGTGGAAATATGCCCAGCAAGGCCCTTAAATAGCCCGTGGTGGCGTTTTCTCGCGTATTGATACCCTTGCCTTGCTTGCCTCGCGTTCGCAGCGCCTGCGAGTTTTGCCGTTTAAACGCGCATAAAAGGCCGTGGAGACGCGATCGTATTTTGCACGTGGGGATATACGGCCTCGCGACAAAGTACGCTCAAAACGCGCATTTTATACAATCGTGGTTTATACTCGCGTCATTCGCTTGCAAGAAAATACAGGACGTGATACCAAAATGAGCGCAGTGCAAACCCAGCGACAAACAATAAAGCGCGGCCCTGTTGGGCGGCCTACGTTGTTCCGGCCTGAGATGATCGACAAGGCCCGCGAGTATGTTCGCGCTGGGTTTACTCGCGAAGATATCGCGGTGCATTTTGGTGTGAGCGTGTCGCAGGTTTACGAGTGGCAAGCAAAAAATCCCAAGTTTGCAGAGGCCTTAAGTCAAGAGCGCGTGATCGCTGACACCGCGGTGGCCTCGGCCCTGTACCAGCGTGCGACAGGCCAGACGCGCAAAACCACGCGCAAAGTGGTTACAGCCGCGGACGGGACGCAAGAGGTGCACGAGACGTACGAAACCCTCCCGCCTGACGTGCACGCGGCCCGCTACTGGCTGAACAATCGAGCGCCCAAGGTCTGGCGCGAACGGTCCGAAGTGACAGGCGCGGACGGTGCCCCAGTGGCGATAGCCCTGTCATGGCTGGGTCCGGCCTCGCGTGGTCTGGTGCTCGATGCTGAGACGATCGAGCCGCGGCCCACTAGCGGCCCAGATGAGGCGTAAGCCCTTGATATATAACGCAAACCTGCGGATTAGGAAACCGTGTAGCGCGGACGCTGGGGGGTGCCCGCGCTGGCCCTTTGGTGTACTCTCAGTGCAAACCCGTAAGGGTAAACCCGTAGATATACGGGTAAACCTGTACGCTATTTGGCCTACGCTATTAGGGAAAACCCTATGATGCAGCGCAGCATGAAGGAAAATTTAGGGGGGCGGGGGTGTATCAACCCGGTGGTGGGGGGCCTAGGTCGCGGACAGGGCCTATATGTGAAATTTTTGCATTTTTTGATTCAAAAAGGTCACTAAAATGCTCTTAGCCAATGGACTCAACGCCGCAATCATCGGGTTCACTACCACCCCCGTACCACGAGCCGTGTACGCAATTAGCAAAGTACTCGAAATCCTCCAAGCAGAGCACGATTTTGACGAGCAAGAAGCCATCGAGTGGTTCGAACACAACATTGAGTGCGCCTACGTGGGCGAAAGCACCCCCATCTGGGTGCACGAAACAGATGCCGACACCCTCATCGCAGAGTTCGCCGAGCCATGAACATCCAAGAGTACGCCCCGCGCCCTTTTGCGATGCCTTTGCATAACCGAAAGGCACGGTGGACCACGCTGGTCTGTCATCGCCGTGCGGGAAAGACAGTCTCGTGTTGCGCCGACCTCATTGTTGGCGCATTAGAGACCCCATACCCAAACCCACAGTTTGCATACTTAGCGCCCTTCAGAGATCAGGCCAAGCGCGTGGCTTGGGCGTACTTGAAAGACCTATCTCGCCCCCTCTGGGCGCAAAAACCCAACGAGTCAGAGTTGACCGTGTTCATTCGCAACAGCAAGGGTGGTGTATCGAAGATTTTTGTGGCTGGAGCAGATAACCCAGACTCATTGCGTGGTCTGTATTTCGATGGCGTGGTGTTGGATGAGGTAGGCGACATGAGACCAAGTATCTGGTACTCCGTCTTGAGGCCCGCTTTATCTGATCGCCGCGGCTGGGCAATATTTGCGGGGACTCCGAAGGGAAAAAATATGTTCTGGAACCTGCGCGAAGAAGCGCGGTTGAACTCAGAGACGCACCTGTTGATTGAGGTCAAGGCCTCGACCTCCGGGTTACTCCATCCAGATGAATTAAGAGACGCGAGAGCGCAGATGACGGACGCAGATTACGAGCGCGAGTTCGAGTGTTCGTTTGACGCAGCGATTCCGGGGGCGTACTGGGCTAAAGAGATTGGGAAAATTTATGACGCGGGTCAAGTCAAAGACTTCCCCGTGGATAAGACGTTGCACGTGGAGGTGGTGGCAGACCTTGGTTACACGGACTCGTGTAGCTGGTGGGTCTGGCAGACAACTTCGGAGGGCTATCGGATTATTGATTTTTACGAGGCCAATAGTCAGGCAATTTCGCACTACGTCGAGTGGATAAAAGCGCTGCCGTACACAGTAGATAAGGTTTGGTTGCCACACGATGCGAAAGCAAAGTCATTGCAGACGGGGCGCTCGATGGTCGAGACGTTCTTGCAGCAAGGCATCAAGCCCGATTTGGTCCCCGATATGTCGTTGCAAGATGGGATTGAAGCGGCTAGACAAGTCATACCGTTATGTTGGTTCAACGAGCAATCGACTTACGAAGGGCTGGAACATTTGCGTGCGTACTCACGCGAGTGGGACGAAAAGAGTGGCACGTTTAGACAGAAACCTAAACACGATGCGCACAGTCACGCGAGTGACAGTTTTAGGTACTTAGCGATTGTGGCAAAGAAATTAAAGATTAGAAAGCAGCGCGACTACACGGCAGATGTGGTCGTGCCAGACGTGCCCCAGCAGTATCAGTTCTGTCTCGATGACATCTGGGACACAGCGCCAAAACAAAACTTACGCATAGGATAAATCATGAGTCAATTTAACGATGGCATGGACAGGCCCGACGACAATACGCCAGCAGGCTTGGCGATACGTTGGAACAAAGAGATTGAGGCCTCGGGTAAAGAGGTGCTGAAGTGGCACGAGGATTCTAAAAAGATCACCAAGCGGTACTTGGACCAGCGCGATGGCTTTGAAGAAGGCCAGAGTCGTGTGAATTTATTTTGGTCAACCATTGAGACGATGAAAGCGTCTTTGTATGCACGACCACCGAAAGCCGATGTGTCGCGGAGTAATTACGATGCGACTGACGATGGCGCACGGGTCGCCGCCACCATGCTTGAGAGAATTTTAAATAGCGGCTTGAGCGAGGACGGGTCGGACTTCGACTCGTCACTTAGACACGGCATCAGTGATTGGTTAATCGTGGGGCTGGGTCAAATTTGGCTGCGCTATGAGGTCGAGACTGAAGTAGTGCGAGTGCCCGCGATTATGCACCCAAGCGGCGTGGAGATGCAGCCCGAGGCTGAGTATGAGCAGATTACATCCGAAGAAGTGGCAACCGATTACATCTATTGGGCCGACTTCTTTTGGTCTCCAGCAAGAACGTGGGACGAAGTGCGCTGGGTGGCGAGACGCACGTATTTGACGAAAGACAAAGCTGAAAAGCGATTCGGTAAAGTCATCGCAGGACAGTTGAATTACGCCAAGAAACCGAAGAAGGGTAGCGGCGATGGCACACCTCAGAACGAGCCATGGGACCGCGCAGAGGTCTTTGAGATTTGGTCTAAAGACGATTTGAAGGTGTACTGGTACAGCAAGGGTGTCGATGTCATTCTGGACGTGAAAGACGATCCGCTCACGCTTGACGACTTCTTCCCATGCCCCAAGCCTGCAATGATGAACACGACGACATCGAATCTGATGCCGCGCTCGTTGTTCGTCTTTGCGCAAGATCAGTTCGATGAGTTAGATGTCATCAACACTCGCATTAAGTATTTGACCGAGGCGTGCAAAGTAACTGGCGTGTACGACAAGTCAGCAGAAGGCGTGCAGCGCTTGTTTACTGAAGGCGTGGAGAACAGACTGCTGCCCGTGGACAATTGGGCGATGTTCGCCGAGCGTGGCGGCATCAAGGGTCAGATGGAGTTTGTGCCCATTGAGATGATTGCCAAGACCATCGAGTACTTGCGTATGCAGCGTAGCGACAAGACTCAACAGATTTACGAAGTGCTTGGGATTAGTGACATCATGCGTGGCGCATCGAAGGCATCGGAGACAGCAACAGCGCAGAGCATCAAGGCGCAATTCGGTAGCACAAGACTTCAGTACTACCAGTTTGAATTGGCACGTTGGGTGCGCCATGCGTTGAGACTTAAAGCTGAGATTATGGCGACACACTTTCAGCCTGATACCTTGGTCAAGATGAGCAACATGATGCACACAGCAGATGCCGAGCATATCCCTGCGGCGCTTGAAGTGATTGCAACGATGGGCATGAATCAGTACCGCGTGAACGTGGACGCAGACACCATGGCGGCGGTCGATTGGGCGCAGAAGAAACAAGACGCTGCCGATTTACTCAACGGCATTGGCAACTTTGTGGCGCAGTTAACACCATTGGCGCAGACCTCACCGGGCGCAGCACCCTTTGTCTTGCAGTTGCTCCAAGCGATGTTGGCTGGTGTCAAGGGCGCAAGCAACGTCGAGAGTATTTTGGACCATGCGATTGCGGCAGCCAGTAAGCCGCCCGAGCCACCAGAGCCTAACCCCGGTCAGATTGCGGAGTTGAAAAAGGTGGAGTCTGAAACCATGGAGAACATGGCGAAGGCTGAGAAGCTGCGGGCCGAGACGATGATGCTGGCTCAATCGAACCCACAAGCACAGGCGCAGGCCGAGATGCAGAAAGGTCAGATGCAGATGCAGCTTGAGGGCCAGAAAGCACAACAGAAAATGCAGAACGAGCAGGCCATGGCGCAAATGAAGATGGGTGCTGCGGCTCAGAAGTCGGAGCAAGAGTTGATGCAGCAGATTACGAAAGACAAACACGACATGGCTGTGGCCCGCATACAGGCACAGAACAAAGTGATGCAGCAACCGAACCCAAACTTGCCCGCAACACGCGGTGCAGGGATTGATGGCGCGAAAGCTGCGGTGGAGTAAGAAGATGGCCTTTTATCGCTACAAGTGCAACGCGTGCGGTGAGCACTTTCACCGCGTGTGTTCAATCAAAGCGTACTCGGCTGATCGTGAGTTCGATTGCCCCGAGTGCATGGTGAAAACTGAGCGTGTCATTGAGGCCCCGATGTTGGCGGCTGACGAGACGCTCAGTGATTTGCGTGCAACCGATGGTACGGATATATCGAGCAGAACAAAACGCGCCAAGTACATGAGGGACAACAACCTGGCCTATGCCGACGATTTTAAAGAGACGTGGGCGCAGGCTCAGAGCCAACGCGCAAAGCACTTCACCGATGGCTCGGACGATAGACGTGCGCGTCGAGAAGAAATTTCAAGAGTTGTATATCAAAACCTATAAGTAACCTCACCCGGGAGCACGACACATGAGCAACGATTTACGCCAAGAACTAGAAAACGCCGTTAAAGACACGGAACTAGACCCCTCTACGGAGGTCGCAACGCAACCCACAGCGCCCACGGTTACTCCTTTATCCGAAGGTGCTGAGACCCCCTCGTCTGCCGCGTTGGCGACCTCCACCCCTGATGTGCAAGCGCCGGATTTAAACGCACTGGCTGAACGCCCCCGCGATGAGTCTGGGCGCTTTGCGCCTAAGCCCGCCGAGGGCATTGTGCCCGGCCCCAAGGGCAATCAGCCACCTGTTGCCGCGCCTGAGTCAGGTTTGCCCGCGCCTGAGCAGGCTCGGCCCATTGACCGAGCACCTCAGTCGTGGACACCCGCCGAGCGTGAGAAGTGGGCAGCACTGCCTGATGATATTAAGACACGAGTGATGACGCGTGAGCGCCAGATTCAGCAGACACTTCAAGAGACGACTGAGGCGCGTAAGTTCGCCGAGGCCGTGAGCCAAGCGGTGAACCCGTACATGGCGATGATCCAAAGCGAGGGCGGCACACCTGTGACCGCCATTGCAAGTCTGTTCCAAACGGCTGGAGCGTTGCGTACTGCGCCCCCAGCACAGAAGGCGCAGCTTGTGGCCTCGCTGGTTAAGCAGTTCGGCATTGACGTGGGGATGCTCGACCAAGCGTTGGTCGGGCAGGGGCCGCAAGTGGACCCCATGGAGGAACGCATCAATCAGCGCGTGAATCAAGCCATTGCGCCCATCCAGCAGCGCTATCAGCAAATGGAGATGCAGCAACAGCAAGAGATGCAGGCTCAGAGCCAAGCGGCAAGGGACGCGGTGGAGAACTTCATCAGCAGCCAGCCCTATGGCGATGTGGTCCGCGCCGACATGGCGGACCTCATGGACTATGCGACAAGGCGCGGCATGACTATGACGCTTGAGCAGTGCTACCGCAAAGCGTGTGAGTTGCACCCAGAGGTCTCTGTGCTCGTCAATAGACAGCAGCAGACCCAGCAGTTGCAGCAGAACTCAAACGCGGCTCAGGCGGCTCGTAATCGCGCCGTATCGGTATCAGGGTCGCCCGCAGGCGGCGGGATGGCGCAAGAGCAGGGCGCTGATGATATTCGTGGCGCAATTGAGGCATCTCTTGCACAAATGAGCAGATAGTATTAAAGTACGTACTTACGGATTACTTATCCAGTTTTCCGTAAGTACTAAGTGGACGTGCCTAACAAGCCATAGCCACCCGACTCCAAGGATCGGCACCAAGCCGCCCACCCTGACCTCGCGGAACTATCCGAGCGTAAAGGATGCGTCTGACAAATAGACGGGAATTTTTCCCATTCATTTATCAGATATTGGAGTTAAACCATGTCATTTGCTAACGCAAACATTAGCGACATCATCGCTACAACGATTCAAAATCGCAGCAAGAAAATTGCTGATAACGTCACAAAAAATAACGCTCTGCTGGCTAAGTTGGCCTCGTCAGGTGGTGTGCGCACGGTCTCCGGCGGCAACATCATTCTCGAAGAACTCTCGTTCGCTGAAAACGCAAACGCTGGTTTCTATTCGGGCTACGACTTGCTCCCAATCGCAGCACAAGATGTTGTGTCTGCTGCCGAGTTCACACTCAAGCAGCTTGCTTGCCCTGTGATTATCTCCGGTCTGGAGCAGTTACAGAACAGCGGCAAAGAGGCGTTCATCGACCTGCTCGAAGCACGTATGGCTGTGGCTGAAAGCACAATGAGCAACAAGCTCTGCGGCTCAATCTACTCCGATGGCACTGGTAACGGTGGCAAGGAAGTGGTTGGCTTGAACGCTGCGGTTCCAGTTTCTCCCGCCACAGGCGTGTACGGTGGAATCGACCGCGCAACTTTTGCGTTCTGGCGCTCACAAGTCGCTGACGTGAAAGACTTCGCAGCAGCCAAGCCCGGCCCAATCTCCGGTGCCTTGTCCGCGATGTGGTCCAAGCTGGTTCGTGGTTCAGACCGTCCAAACCTAATCGTCATGGACGGTGAGATGTGGACAGCCTACTTGGGCGAGTTGCAGAACCAGCAGCGTTTCACTTCTGCTGAAACTGGCAACCTCGGTTTCCCAAGCGTCAAGTTCATGGACTGTGACGTTGTGCTCGACGGTGGTATTGGCGGCTTCTGCCCACCCAAGACCGCGTTCATGCTCAACACTAAGTACCTGAGCCTGCGTCCACACAAGGACCGCAACATGGTCCCACTGTCACCCAACAAGCGCGTTGCCATTAACCAAGATGCCGAAGTTCAGATTTTAGCTTGGGCTGGGGCAATGACCTGTCGCGGTGCGCAGTTCCAAGGCCGTTTGGTTAACACCACCGCCTAAACAAAGGGTGCCTCGGGTGGGGCATCTTTAGGGGCGGTCTGAGCAATTGGACTGCCCCGTTTTTTGGAGAAATATTATGGCAACAGGTATTGCAGGGTCGTTTATGGACCCCGGCGTGGCGTGTGGTGGTGCAAGCACTGGTATTGGGTTCGGTACGAACGCAATCTATGGCGGCATCGAGCAAAGCCCAATCCCTAAAGAGGGCAATGCGTTCGGCATTCGTCGTATTGGTTTTTACGATGACTCCGTAGGCCTCACGGTAGCTGGAACACCCGGAGACATCTTGGTGGGCATGACAGCGACAGCAGATGTAGCACCGGGCGCAAGCATCGGTGAGCGATTGAATATGGGTGGCGCAGTAATCAACGCCACAGGACAGACGTTGAAAGCGGGACAAGCCGCAATCGGTGTCTGGACTGCACCCGTTTAAGTACCACCCCCTCAGACCCAAAAAGTCTGAGGGTTTTTCACATCTAAAAAGGAAATATCCAAGATGCAAACCACCCAAGCAACAGAATGGAATGATGACGCGCAAGTGTTTAACGACAGCGAAGGGCGCTTCTCTGAGGACAAGAAATTGTTTGTTCAGTTTTACTCGCGCCCCGTGCAGGATTCAGTGGCAAGTGCAGAATCCAAGCGACCAATTTTCGTCGATGCAGACTTCGTGAAAATCATGGTCCCCGGCGACAAGCGCACCGTCATTGACCGCATGGCAAGTGATGAGGACCGCCAACGCTTTCCACAACACTACGCCCGATTCAAGGCAGGCCAATCCGAGCAGACCGTGGGCACGCCCCTCGATATGTTGCCCGGCATGACTGCTGGCAAGGTCGAAGAATACAAGCACTTCGGCATCAAGACGATTGAGATGTTGGCTAATGCGTCAGACAGCGTGGGGCAGCAGTTCATGCAGTTCCAAGCCGACAAGACGCGTGCCAAGGGCTATCTGGCCTTGGCAACAGACAACGCAGCGGTCAAAGAAGTGGACGCACGTTTGTCCAAAGAGAACGAGGCCATGAAGGCTCAACTCGAAAGTATGCAAAAGAAGTTCGACGATTTGCTCAAAGCAAAAACTAAGTAAGGGGTACTGGGATGGCCTTTCAAATTACGCGCAATAGCACGTTGATTAAAGCGGTGAACGCTATGGCGGCGTTGATTGGCTATCCCATGTCCGTGGACCCTGCGGGGTCTAACGACCCCAAGATGGTCCAGATGATTGCCTCGATTAACGCAGCCGCCAATGACCTCATTACGATGCGCGATTGGCAAGTCTTGTCACGCAACGGGCAAGTGACAGTATCAAGCGTTGAACCCGGACAGACAGAAGTGTCAGTACCTCTGCCAGAGGACTTTGGACGCTTCGTGGACCAGACACAGAACAATGCGACTGCACGACTACCATCGCACAACCCTATGCTGGCCCGTGAGTGGCAAGCAATTAAGACGCTTGCGCCCGGAGTGAATACGAATCTTCTCTGGCGTGTACGGGGAAGTCAGTTGTGTTTCTTGAACCCAACCGTCACGCCACAGACCTTGACCTTTGAGTACCAATCTTGTGCTTGGGTTGAGGACGCTGATGATGCGAATTTATTTAAAAACGTAGCGGGCAAGAACGGCGACATCATTTTGCTCGACCCAGACTTAATCGTGATGGGTGGGCGTGTTCGCTGGCTTGAGACAAACGGCTTTGACTCAGGTGTGGCGATGCGTGACTTCCAGCGCCTCTACGACAACCGCATCGGTAACGATACAGGTGCGCCTGTGCTCAACATGAGCCGCGGTGGTTCGTCTGCGCTACTCGGCTATCACAACATCCCCAACATGGGCGTGGCTCAATAATGGCGCTCAAACAGGTCCCCAATTACCGAACACCACAGCGTTCGGCGGCGACTCAAACGCACAAGAAGTTAGTGCTGCCGCCCCCTGTTGGCGGGTTGAACAGCAAAGACCCCTTGGCAACGATGGATGGCAAGGACGCTCAGATACTTGAGAACTTCATTTGTCGCCCACGCGGCGCAGAGTTGCGTGGCGGGTGGCAGGATGTACTGGAGTCGCCATTCACGGGCGAGGTGTCCACGCTGATGAGTTACAGGGCCACTAATCCTGCTGACAATAAATTGTTTGCTTGCGTGGGCAATAGTGTGTTTGACGTAACTCCCGCGCTTGATACGGCAGACCCTCTGGAGCCTTTGCCAACCCTTGAAGTCGCAGAGGGCGTGGACCACGGGTATTGGTCGAGTCTAAGTTACTCGCTCAAGACCGATAAGTACCTCTGCGCGGTCGCTAACGGTGCGGGCTACTACACGTATGACGCAGCGGGTGGTTGGGTCAAGCGTGAGATTACAGGCGTTGACCACGACAACCTCACGTCTATCGCAGTCTGGAAAAACAGACTGTGGTTTACACAATTAAATTCAAGCGAAGTGTTTTACCTCGGCATCGGTGAGGTGTTGGGTGGCGAGGCAAAATTCTTTGATTACGGCCCAATGTTCAAGCGTGGCGGCTCGGTTGTTGCCATCACGAACTGGACAATGGACGCTGGCAACGGTACCGACGACTACCAGCTAATTTTTGGAAGCGGTGGTGATGTACTGGTCTACAAAGGTACAGACCCATCGAATATGGAGACCTACACGCTAGTAGGTGTCTGGAGCATCGGACGGTACCCAAGAGGCGACCGTTTCTTCACCAACTACGGTGGCGATGTGCTCGTATTGTCGGAACTTGGTCTGACCTCAATGCAGCAGTTGATTACGGGTAACGCCTCCGCAGTTGGGGAGATGAACCCAATCATCAACAAGATTGCTGAACAGTTAATGCACCGCCTCGCTCCGGGTAAGACCGTGGGCTTTTGGGAGGTGCGTTATAGCTCGGACATCGAATCGGTGTTGCTCATCGCACCACGCAAAGGCGGTGGTTCTTACGAGCATTACTGCTTAGGCTTGGCAGCGCGTGGGTGGTCAACATTCACTGCAATGACAATCAAGACCATGACAATGCACGACCGCAAGACCTATATCGGT